CTTGCCCTTCAACAAATTCAACTAGTAGCGTTTCTGCTAATTCATTTAATTTATTACCTACTTCTGTTTCTATATCATAGTCAGGAACAGTTGGCTCGTAGTCACGCTGCCCATATTGTATAAATAGCCATTCAGGACATTTATCTGGACCCCAGATATGAACATACTGTTTCACTATTTCATCCCACTGATAAGGAGCTTTATTAGTTGGCATAGTTTTACCATTTAAAAGAACTGCCTTATCATGGCCAAATCTAATAGCTTCCCAAAAAGCATGTCTTTCTTCTGGGGAATGGTCTTCCTCAGTTGCAAGTGCTTGTCCTGTATATGGACCCCACAGAAAGCCGCCTTCTGCAAGTTTTGAACCCTGATGAAATGCTTGTATTAAGTCGGCCTGTGTTCCAAGTGCATCAAAATCTACACCAATAAATGCTACATTATTATCAAGAGATATAGTAAATCCTTCAAATTTATTAATTACAGACATGGTATGATTTTGAAACTCTATAGGAAAACCATCTTCTTCGTCAGCAACGCGTATGGCCTCAGTAAATACTTCAGACATTGCAGTTTTTACTATAAGGTTCATAGCCACATCTAATGTATGTAAGCGTCTTCCAGCACTCCCAATATACTCAGATGATTGTAATATTGCGTCAATATTGACTTCAAATCGTGTTGCCACACTTACTCACCTATTCAACATCATCATCTAAGCCTAAGATAGTCTGTACGTCCCTATTGAAATCATTTATACCATCAAGGATTACTTTTCGAATAGCTGTGAATGCTGGCCGGTCTAAATCTAGTCGCTCTAAACCATCTATGATTAGTCTTGCGTGCATTCTTTTTCTTGCATCAATATCATTGACTGCTTGCACCAGTGCTACACCATTGATTTTATTATGTTCAAACTGTGAGCCACATGTTGGGCATGTTGCTAAGTTTCCTGCGAATAATGCTCCCATGATTTCCTTCTCCTTTCCTTAATCGTTATTAGGGCGTCCACCCATACTCTTTAAGATTGCTCTTACTCTATTTATTTCTGGTGCACCCATTGGATTGATTCTTTGTATTTGCATATCTTGACCATCTACTACAACCTTGCCCATCTCATTTTGAGCAGACTCTAGTAATTCTTTATAGCAGGGGTCAACAGTGATTTGTGCATCTCCTAGGAAGTATTTTCCACCCGGAGTTGCTGTGATTCCTTCGTTGGATACCCAATGGACTCGTGCCAGAATATCCTCACTTTCTATATTAGCCAACCAGTATGCTCCATTACATTGTGGACAAGTGATATTCCATGAAACATCATTCATAGGGTCATAGTAGCCTGATGCTACGCACTCTAAACAAGCTGTTGGCTTAGGGTAATATACCGTTACATTTCTACCGATAACATCTCTTACAAAATCAATGTCGTTCTCGATAAAATGCATGGGCTTAACCCTCCGTAAGTATCTTCTTTAGTAGTTTATTAAACTTCCGTTTACTGCTATCATAATCGTATTTTTGTAGCCTATCTCGTGCATCTAGAGCTAAACTATTCGCTTGTTCAGGATTTTCTAGTAAGTATTTACTTAATACTACTGCTTTCTCTGCACTGTATGGAGAAATAGATAGGTCAGGGAATAACTCTCTTTGTAGTTCAAGCCTATTACTTCCTATAACTGGTACTCCAAAGAACGCGCCCTCCGCTTGTATACGTCCGGGAGAATTTCGGTCTGCCATATTAATAACGAATTTACACTGAGATAATATATCATAAAAATCTGACATATCTGTGCGTTCATGTATGTATAAATTCTTTGTTCTATCTGCTAAATATGTACAATATTGAAGTAACACAGGAGGAACAGATAGAAATACTCCGATAATATCCGGATATTCTAATTGTAAGCGTCTAAAAATATTCCATGATGTTATAAAATTTCTGTCATTATCCACTGCTCCCACACCAATAGCGATATATTTTTTCTCGCTATCCCGAAATTTAGCATATCTTTCTTCGTAAGTTTCAAAAGGAAACGGCAGTCCAGACTTAATAACTGGAATTGCTGGTACTGCTGTTTGATACCATTCTCTTTCTTCATCAGTTAGAGCCATAATTCCATCTAAGTACTGCAAATCCGCTAGGTAAGCGACCTGATTTACTGCTTCCATTCTTGAAATGTGTGTGGATAATGGATGGTCTGATAGTCCTATCTGTTTAACTGCTGGAAATCTAGAACGTATTTCATGACTCCAACCCTGTATAGTTGCTTCAATCCAAAGAGTCCTAATAATTACATCATAGTTTCCAGCCTCTTCAATCCTAGCAATGTATGGTATGTCTAGTATATTAAGCCACACCCCATTATCATATTCTCCTGTATTCGGACTATCGCCATAGTACATGGCTATTTTAAGCTTAGACATTTAAATACCTTACCTTTGCCTTAAAGACATATTCAGAAGCTTTTTCAAACAATCCACAATCATCATTAAACATATTTTCTTTTTCTGTATGTCCCATTATACTTTACCCAAAGCCAATTTTGTTGCCCATTTTGACATGAAGTAGTCAAATGTATTATTGGCAACCCCCAGTTTCCCATGTGTCTGTGACTGGAAATGTACAACTTCTGCAGTAGGACAAGAAACTATTTTCCACCCCGATTCTCTGGCCCTGAAACAAAGGTCAACTTCTTCTCTGTAACCTTGGCCATAACCTTCATCAAAGTACCCCGCACGATTTAAAAATTCTCTCTTAATATAGATGCAGGAACCCTCAACTGCTTTTTGTACTTCTACATTTTGTAGCTTGCTCTTCGGCTCACCAAAATGCTTATGTGCAGTATTACCGTCTTTACCTACGTATACTCCGTAGTTAACTACAGTTTCTTGATTAGGTGCTAACATTTTAGCACCAACTATGGCTATTCTATCTTCACTATAGGCGACTGATTTCATCTCTTTAACTATATCAGTTAAAACTATAGTATCATCATTCAATAGTATTACATCTGTTCTCACAGATTCCATTAAATTATTTGCTGCTTTTAGCCATCCATCCTCATTCTTATAGATTAGTATTTTTGGATTAGATACGTTTTCTAAAATTGAATTTATACAATTCTGTAGCATAACTCCACCATAATAGGTGGGTATTAATATGGTTACATCCGGCATTCCTTCTCCTTACTTAGTAGGCTACTGGTACAGAACCTCCGTTCCATACGTATCCCATAATATCGCCCCAATTGACATTCTCTGGGTTATAAATTGCTTTATATCCCATAAACTGTCCTACTACTGCACGCGCCAGTATAACAGGAATATATCCTAATAATTCTTTTCGTTCATTCTCAATAAGTTGTGTACCTAAACTTCCCCGAGTATTCCAAGAGAAGTCTCCATCTACGTAACTCATAATACTAATATTACCCATTTTATAAATAATAGATGCCATAAGTATAACAGGTCTAATATCTCCCGGAGTAATGTCAGGAGTAATATTATACGTAGCAGGACTAGTAAATGTTACATCATATACCTTATCTGGTGCCCACATTGTAGTCAATCCTTGAACAGCGTCAGCGATATACCCTGCCAAGACTGAATCAGATGTATTAGTACCACGTATATAAACACCGGTTTGTCGTCTAAATGCTGGTACTAATTCAAGTGCATTCATATGTTATCCTACTCCCTACTACTTACTACACTTCCTATATCTTTACTTCCTGCCATTTCGGTTCTATCTACTGGACCCTCTAAAGAAGGTTCCAAGAGAGCAATACGATTTGAAATCAAATCTCTCATTTTGGGAGCGGAACCCTTCTCTTCTGCTGCTTCTAGCATTTTGTAAAGAATAGTGATTGATGTAATCTTATCAATTTTATTTTTTAATTTGAGCCAATTGCTCAGTAAATCTGAAATATCAGAATCGGATAGTGCGTTGTCTGTTTCCCACGTTTCTTGTGGTTCACTCACTTCTAACAACTTACCCTCTAGAAGAGCATTTTTATTTACTTGCTTAAACTCTTTCAACTTAGATTCTAATACTTCAACATATTGGTTATTGTCATTCAATACTGTTCCATCTCTATCCCCACGAAAAAATCGTACCGAAAGAGATAAATTTATATTTCTCTTAAAGTAGTGAACTGCTTCCTCTGCCATTTCCTTATCCTCCTATCCTTAATTAATCCCGTATAAACGGAAAAAAACAGTGAAGCCTTACGGCCTCACTGTCTTAATCCTCTCATTACCCTTACTATGGGTCTAGTTTATCTTATGGAATTGCCTGAGAGATATTACCAATCTTAGTAATACCCATTGCGTTCCAAATCATCATACCAAACTGTACGTATGTCTCGTAAGTCCAATATGGTGGAGTTGGCTCGTTATCAATATATTCCTTAAACTGAGGACCACCATAAGTAATAAAGCGTCCAATATCTTCTCCAACGACTAGAATATAATCGTTAGGAATTAGTGGCCGCTTTGGGAACACTGTCTCATCGAATATCTGAGGTACTCGGATGATATTAGATACTCCACGATAACTTTCTACGCCCTTAGAACCGGAACCGTATGGAGAAACATTTTGGAATGTTCCTGCAGGTCCCTGTAGGGTTACGTAGTTATCAGTGTTTATTCCAGAAATCAATCTGTACTGACCAAATGTTGTCAAAGGAGCAAGTGCTACCTCTGTTCCAATAATTGAACGAACTCCACCTGACCAATAATTAGTATGGTCAATAGCAGCATCTAACAATGTTGATGTTAGAGGACCACTTGAAGCGTCCAAGAAATTACTATTTGCTGAGCCAGCAATTGTCAAAGCTCCCGTATTACCTGATGTCCAGATATTAGCAAGGGCATTCCAGCCTCTCATTAAAATCTTTTCTGATAATGCCTTTTGAACATCACTTCTGATTGTCTCAGGCTTATAAGCTGGGCCACCATGTTCAAGCTCCAATGTATTGTATCCTGCCTTTGCAGATAGAATATCAATATTGTAGCTGACTGTCTGGTCCTTAACAGTTGTCTGTTCGCTTAAAGTAATCTGGCCCGGTACTATCTGCCGAACATGATACTTTCCCTTGAACACTCTCCGTGGCATCTGTGTAATATCAAACTCTGTAGTTGGCATGAATGCACTTGCCAAATCTAAAGTTAGATATACAGGGTCAACATACTCCGTGATAACCTCGGCAAAAGCTCGCGTATCACTCTTGTATAGCTCAGCTAGCGCAAGTCTATCGGCATCTTTAATTCGATTGTCTTTCATTAAATTTTTCGCCTCCTTATGCGACTAGCTTATAAAGCTTCTGTACCCTTTGTTTTAACTGTTATTGTGCCCGGTCCATATGTCTCTCTTTCAACAACAATACCTACAACTGTTGTACCAGATGCAGCGTATGTAAACTTACCTTCATTTCCAGAAGTAAAATCTGCATAAACTCTCTGACCAATGCTGTAATTAGCAACACTGCCTGTGTAGTTACCTGAACCAAATGTGAATGTACCCTCATCGAATACTAAGCACTTATTACCTGATGTAACTGGCAAGTTGTAGAAAAGTGGTGGAATGTCATATGTCTTATATGCTGGTACTCCAACCCCGTTTACAAATTGCTGCAAGAATCCTAGTCCAAAAGTACTTTCCTGTGAGCCTAAGCTTCCATCGCTAAATCCATTTGGTAACTGGCCATTTAATCCCGGACCATCAAAGTATGGTGGTGGGTTAAGTGGTTTGTGCCAATCAACAGGATAAACAGCTAATGCTGCTTCCGCTGTTGTACGAGGAAGAGTCATCCGACCATTTGTATCCCTGAAACAGAAACGACCTCTTGGTGTTTCCTGATTTACATTAGAACCGTCAATATCATCATACTTGTTCCATATGAACGTAGTAGTATCTACTGGGTTCCCTGTATTAATTGCATCTACCATGAAATTTCAAACCTCCTTTTATTCGGTATCTTCACTCGCGTTTGAACGAGATATACTTTTAAATTTACTCGCCAAATTTTCTACCGAAGGTCGATTATCCTCGTCGGCTTCAAATTTAGGTAGACGTGTTGTTCTAGAAGCCATTAACTTCTTTGTTTCCTTCGTATCTTTCTTTGATGCTTCGGCTACTGCCTTTAGGTCTTCAACATATGCGTCGAAATCCTCTGCACTCATAGAAACGATTCTCTCTGCATTTAGTTCAAGAGTAATACCGGCCTCAACAAGTGCTGCCTGTCTCTCTGCAAGAACTTCCTTTGTTTCAAATTCTGCAATTGTTGCATCCTTAGATTCAATTTCGGCAGTTAGTGTTGCATTAGTGCTAGTAAGAGTTTCAAGTTCGGCTGTTTTAGTTGCAATCTCTGTATTTCTATTAGCAATTTCTGCCTCTAGATTAGCAATTCTTGCTAACGCCTCTTCTAATTCTTTCTCCATCCTATTATTCCCTCCTTCTGTGGTATTTTGGGACTCATTATTTTTTAGTATTGCAGATAGTCCTGCGATAAAATCATCTGCATTAATACTTTTATCTGCGGCAAGGGCTAAAAGTGCTGTTCTGTTTCCATAAGCAGGACTTCCAACAAATGTTGCTGCTCTAGCAACTAGTCCCTTAATCCACGAAACTCCGTTCTTTAGAATAGAGTCATGATATGTAACCTCAAAGGAAACCCCCGGCATCTCTGTCGGGCTTACTTTTCCTTTTTCGTATTGAGCATCTAACCAATCAATTTCATCTGGGTAATCATCTGCATAGAGAACAGTGTCCAAGACTATTCTATGAACTCCGTTAACTTCATCCTCAGATACCTGTGTTACATGTCCAATAGGAATTGAGCCCTTATGTCCGGCAACTCCATTACCAGTAAATTTCATTTTTATAGGAGTATTAACAAGGGATGCCATCAGTTCAGGGAAATCTTCGTACTCTACTCCAAAGCCATTAGAGTTAGGCTGGTCATCACAGTATATAACTCGTGCTGTACGCAATCCGGGGTGTGTAAAGTCTTTAGCTGATACTTCTGCAAAAGACCCCTCTAGAATTAGATTTTTCATTAATTCGCCCCCTGTGGACCTAATTTTATTAATTTTATTTTTCCAAATTTTTTGATACTAATAATACAGCCAGAAAAAATTATAGTAAAATCTGCTTCATCTATATCAAAACTTCTTTCAATTGTATGAGCAAGAACGATATAATCCTTAGTCTTTTGATATAATAATCCAACTGTTAAAGTAGGAGTAATTAAATTTTCTAGAGTATTTCCGGGCAATTCGGACCGTAGTACTATATGGGGGTCGTTCCATAATACGGCTACAATTGGGTAATATTTTGTTTCCTTCATGTTAATACTCAACACTATTAATTTTGGGGCAAGATATCATCAATTGTGATAATTCTACTTTGCTCCGACATTAATTCTGTCACAGCTTCTACGAATTCTTCGTCTGACATAGGTGCAGTTTCCGCCTTTAATCTAGAAACTGGTTCTTGTCCAGATGGTTTTATTCCCCGATTCCTTTTATTGATTGGAGGATTTTGAGTGGCTAAAGGACGCCCGCCCTTATTAGCAGCACCATCTGGTCGTCCCCCAACACCCGGAACAACTGTAACGTTGTATGGCATTTCAGGGAATTTTCCAAACTTAGCTCCACTAATCAATTCCTTCTCATCTTGCATTAACTCTACTTCACTCCGGAAATTAAGTCCAAGCATGATATCTCTAGTTGTTCGTGAGATATTTCCTTCCTTGAATGCCTGTGAGAATACTGCTGCTGTTTTAATAAAGTCTTGCAGTCTAATAGGAGCAAAAGCGGGCTCGGGTGTATATCTAAAACTATTTAATTCGGCAGCCTGTTCATAGATTGTTTCTAGCCATTCTATAAACATCTCTCTTAAATCTTCCATCATAGGCTGAATGGCCCATGTAGAAACTTCAGATGCTTGTGCATTCTGAGATTCGCCTGTGATTAAAATCTTAGCAAAGCCAAGACCCTCTGCAATCTCTGCATTAACTTGCTTATACTTTTCTTGGTCAAGCATTGCTTCGACATCTGGTGAAATCCATTGTAATCTAGTTGTGTGATTAGAAAATAATGGGAATAATCTCTGACTCATAGCAGGATGTCTGCTATAGTATTCAATTTGATTTTTTAGATTATCGAGATTACCACGAGTATCTTCTGTAATTGGAAATGTATCACTACCTTCAGTTACTAAAAGAATAGCATTAATAATTCTAGACGCTACTGAATAATCCATTTGTCGTATTTTTTGCTTATAGATAAGTGCTTCTAAAACATTGAATAAGAATGGACTAGGGTACTGCGTAGTAGATAATTCTTTACGTAAGATAGCATCAGTCTCAACCTTGACAAACTTCTCACCATTTTGTATGGCTTTTACTAAGTCAGGGTATTGCTCTTGCCAAATCTTATACTTACGTTGCTGTGACTTAATTTTATTACTATCCCCTCTTTTAATGATTCTTATATCATCGTCAGGAATTTGAATATAGAATTCTTTTGTTCCCCACCCTGCCCATTCTACTTTAATAAGTTTTGGAGGGTAAAGGTCTACTACAGGAACACTATATATTTTGTTTGGTTTAAGGCCAGGATTTAAATCTGAGCCTTTTACTTCTTTCCATTCTACTCTAGGGAGAACCATCCCAGATAAAAAGTATTCTAATGCGGCTGTTCTAATAAATCTATTTAAACGACTTGGAGAACGATGAAGAACTGAATCAAAATAAGTATTTGCTTCATCAGATGTTTTTCTTTGTCCGTTACTAATAGTAGTAATAGATAATTCTGATAATCTGTTAATAACAGTTGTTACTATTCCTCCCCTCTGGTAAAAGTCGTAGCACATAGAAATTATTTGATGATATTCTTTTGGCACCATTAACTTATCAGGAACCAGTCCAAGGGCTTGACCTAGATTATCTATAGAGTTGGGCATGTAGAAACTTCCGCCATTACCTATAGCTCCACCAGAGAATACTGCTGCCATTGCTAGCTGTGGTGTTTTTTCTTTAGCTTCTTCTACTTCTTCTGTCATTTAACTCTCCATAGGTATTAACCATTCAGCGGCTATTAAACGAATATTTAATGGTCTTTTTTGCGGAATAACTGGTGTTCCATATAAATTATCAAAGGCTTCGATAGCACACATAAATGCTGCCATTTGATGGTCATTATCTGTGCGATATACAGGCTCTCCTGTAATAGTACGAGTAAATTTAGTTCTTTCAAGTTCTTCCATTAATTCGGTATCTCTTGACGAGAATATAAATCTACCTTCATGAATCCACCTAGATAATTCTTCTACAGCCAGTCTTTTAACTTGGTCTTTCTTCTCAGTGCCATCTTCAAGAATAGCAACTACTCTATAACCGCCGAATTCTACCGGAAATAGGCGTTCTTTGAAGCGTTTATCACGATATTCAGATGTTTCTCCCGTCAAATCCTGATATTGTACCTTACCGGGACCACCCATATCTATTCCAATAAAATTAAAATTATAGACACTATCAAGCCAAGATAATACTAATCTTTGTAGTGGGTATTCTACACGTTCAAGAACAATTCTACATAAATTCCTCCACTCGCCCACATTATGTTCGTACATAATAAAGAAAACTGCTGGGTCAGGAGAATACCCCACATCGTATCCTAAACCAATTCTAGGATTCTTAACATTAAAAGGAAGCGGAGGACATAAAATTACCTCTTCTACGTGGTAATTTGGGGAACCATCAGGATCATGTCTGATATACTTCTCAAAAGAGTTCATAGTATAGACACTCTTCAAAGTCTCAAATTCATCTTTAACAAATTTATTTCTATCGAATACACTAAATGCGACCATTCCATGCTGTCCAAGAACATAATGCTTATAGTCTTCTGTATCTTCATAAATAGCATGGTATAGTTCTCTCTTAGCAAACTCCATCTCAGGAGTCCACCATGTCATCATTTCCTGTGAAATATTAAACGTAATGTACTTCTTGGCTTCTTGGTCGGCATGATATAGAACATTTTCTGTTCTTGCACCATTTGGCACACCAGATACAAACATCTGATATCCTTCAATCTCTTCCTTCAAGCAGTTCTGAAGTGATAGCCATGTCTGCCAAGGAAATTCCTGAGCCTCGTCTACCCAAATCCGAGATGTGTGAATACCAATAACATTAGCATCTGACCCTGCGGCACCAGCAATTCTCATTAGAAACTGAAAACCATTCTTAAACTCTATCTTACCGTCAGTAATATTAATCGCGTTCGGTAGAGCCCACCGACTAATTAGCCAGTGAGTTAAACAGGCCGAACGAATGCGGAAGAAAGATAGGTCTTTCTGTGCTTTATTAGGAACCATAACCAGTAATCCGGGGTCGCCGGGTATAAATAGATTATTAATCATCCAGTAATAAAGCATCTCAATCATAGAAGTTGTTTTGTGAACACTTCGTCCACAACACATTGCAATAAATGGATTATCACACGTTGACCAAGCTCTTTCGTGTCTTTCTAGAGGGCTCCAATTCTTATCGTCTTCGTTGATAAATTCACGAAATAATACCGGGTGTGCAATAATTTGTACCAGTGCCCATTCTTCTGCAGATAATTGTTCTTCTATAAGAGTAGGCTCTTTACGCACTGTAAATAATCTTCTCTTTGCACTTATCACATGTTAATTTAAAGGTAACTGAATCAACAATATCTGGAAAGTTTAACCAGTATCTTGCTAACTCAATTCTGCAATTCTGGCATCTAACTGGCACAGTAGAACGTTCCCAAAATGCTGCTGCTTTCTTCTGCAGACCTTTTAAATACTGCGGTATATCATCTACTTGTTTATCTTTTCTAACCTTTCTAGAGATACCTAGTTTATCTTGAATCTCATTTACATTCTGCTGTACGGTTCTTTGGAAATCTCCAAGAGCTTTAAGCGTCCCCGGATGAGCGCCAGAAGATTTATTTGCTTCTGTTAGAATTGCTTTATCAATTAATTCTTGCTGTATAATATAACGTACTAATGCGCGAAGTGATTCAGCATCGTTAGCATCATTAATATCTACTCCAAATTCTTTACGATATTTCTTTAGATAAGCATCAAATGTTTTTTTGTACTCATCTAGATTAATATCTAGTGCTCCCTTTACTTCTTCGGGAGCCGAATCAGATATGATATCTTTAGGGTCAGCAGGAGGGACCTTATTCTTCTCTTTATTTTTAACCCACTCGATAATCTGGTCATCTGTATATTCTCTAAAATACTTTAAATTTCTAAGCCTTTTAAGTTTTGCTGCTGATATGATTTCTTCGGGTATTGATGATCCTTGGGAATCTAAAGCAGCATTAATCTCTTCCTCATCCATTCCTTTATCCTCCGTAAAAATGGCATAAAAAAAGAGCCTTTTCAGGCTCCTTATTTTTTGCCTCTATGGTGGCCGTAGAAGGAATCGAACCTTCTTAGAGAGTTTCAAGCGTCTTTGAGGACGCTGTATATTGATCTACTAATCCCAAAGAATACTTTATCAATAAGAGCGCAGTATCTTTGGCCAGATATGCTAACTATCTATATAACACAACCTACTATACAACCAACTACAAAAAGGAGGGAGTAACAAGTACTAAAATATTTCCAATCGTCGAATAGACCTACATTGGTTACTGGGGAAGCCCCAGAAGAGCAGCAAGCCTAGAGTAACGCTCTTCAACAGACAGACTCTTGAATTCATCCGTCTTAACAGCGGCTTCAATAGTATCAACCTTCTTAGCCTTTGCAGCAGCACCTTCACCACGTCCAAGAAGAGACGAACCATCGAAATTCTGAATTGCATCCTTAGCTTCACCAAGAAGCTTTGCAAGACCAGTTTCGACTTCCTCCTTAGATGCGAGACGAATAACAGCCTGTCCCGCTGCAATAGCCTTAGTGCGCCAGATATTCTTAAGGGCCTTCTCTACATTCTCTACACCTTCAAGAGCTTGCGTAAACTCATCAAGCGTATCTGGAACACTAATCTTATAACCGTCCAGCTTAATCTTGTTGCCGGTAGCCTGATTCTTAACTTCGCTACCATCTTCCTTACTAGTACCAATCTCGATTACCGTACTCATTTTGATTTCTCCCGTGTATGGATATATGGAGAAAT